AATACGATTTGGAGGCTCTGGCCCAGCAGGCGAGTCATGACCTGGATGAGCAGTGCCAAGCTCGTCACGCCATAGGTCAGGAGAAGTACGGTCAGTGGACCTTCCTCGACGCCGACACCATCGAGATGGCGATGGAAGAAGTCGCTGACATGATGAACTACATGCGGTACACCTACATCAAGCTCTGGCTACTGCAGAGGTTCGTCGCCAAGAAGGCCGCTGAGCACCCCCATGCAGACAGCCAGGGTTTCATTCCGCTGAAGGAGATGTGATGAAGGCAACGCCTCAGAACCTGCTTCCCGGCGACGTATTCGCCGTTCACACCGGAAGCAACTACGACGAGATCCAGCTCGGTGAAGCTCTCCAGGGCAAGCCAAACCTCGACAACCACGTCGCAGGCTTCATCTACTGGGATGGGAACATCCCGTGGGGCCTAGAAGGTCGCCCTTCTGCCGTCGGCTGGGTCGACATGCGCAAGTACATCGGCCACCCCATGGCATACAACAACTGCGGTCAGCCCTTCCGCACAGCCAACCAGCGCGACAGGCTAGCGATCCAGGCCAAGGCGATGATCGGTACGAAGTACGACTGGCAGGCGATCGGCGGCGATACTTTGGCCGCTCTGCATGTCAAGCTCTACCACCTCACCTGGAAAGACGGAACCGTACCTGGCCAGGTCGTCTGCTCCAGCTATTGGGCCTGGCTATACAAGTACATCAGCTGGACGCATCCGTCGGTCAACGATGAGCGCATGTGCGAGCCTGCCGACTGGACCAGCTTCATGATCAACAGTAGGTATCACACTCCGTTCGACCCGATGTGATCACTCCTACCCGCCTCAAGAACAAGGTGTGCTGCCCCGTCTGCCGATGGAGCCGTCGGGGCAAGAAGGCACTAACAAAGTACCGTCGCCACTGGCATAGGAAGCACAATGGACATCGCGCTAATCCCCCCAACCCACCTCCTGTATACGGCCGCCGAGCGTCACGTGCACATGGTCATCCCAGAGGGCCTGAAGTCGTCAGTATACAGGACCTTCTACAAGGTCCTGAGCATGAGGGGCGATACGACTCTCCTCCTCGACAACGGCGCCTTTGAAGCTATAGGTCCACAGGGGCCGCTTTCCGATGACCAGCTCATTCAGGCGATCTTCGACTTCAACATCGATCGGTTCGTTCTGCCTGACTTCCTAGGAGACATCGAGAAGACCCTCGTAGCCGCTGAGCGCTTCCTTCATGTCTGGAACTTGCATCAGCAGACGATCGAGCAGAAGCCGATTACCTTCATCGCACCTGTCCAAGGCTCCACGCGAACCCAGCTCGAGGCATGCATCAACCGCTACATCCTGCTCGAAGAGGAATTCGAGATCCCTCTCACGTTCGGTCTGCCTCGATGGATTGCCGATGAGATCGATCGACACATTCGGCTCTCCCTAGCAGACTACATCGCCAGCAGGTTCCCGAACAACATTCACCTGCTAGGCCTATCACCTGCGTGGGCGAATGAGGTGCAATACCATAACCAGAACGTCAGGAGTATGGACACATCAGCTCCCTATGTCTGGGCTATAGCAGGTCTACGGCTCGGTATCGATGAACGTCCTGCCCAGCGGCCGGACAACTACTTCGCCTATGACTGCAGAGACGTAGACATGGAACTAGTCAACCGCAACATCGCGATGCTAGATGGGTGGGCAAATGGTTCGTAAGCATCCAGCTGCACTATGTGAGGAGTGCGATCTCAATGATATCGGCAGATACGTTCCCAGCGACGGGCCTCCGCAGGCGAAGTTGGCTCTTGTGGGCGAGGCTCCAGGAGCGAACGAAGCACGCATCGGACGTCCTTTTGTGGGGGTCTCCGGTCAGCTCCTCGATCGGATCCTCAAGTACTACCACATACAAAGGGACGACACCCTACTCACCAACGCTTGCTCGTGCAGGCCTCCCGACAATGCGACGCCCAGTGCGCTCGCGCTACATGCATGCAGGCCCCGTCTCCTACAGGAGCTACAAGACCGTGGCGTGGACACGGTTGTGGCTATGGGTAACTCCGCAGCGGGGGCCTTCCTTGGAACTTCGGGCGGTATCACAAAGCTCCGCATTGGCCCGCCGCGGCAGGTCAAGGATCTTGGTCTGCAAGTCATACCCACCCTTCATCCGGCTGCCTGCCTTCGACCTAAAGGGGACGCCTTCTTCCCATCCATAGTCAACGACTTCGGTAAGCTGTTCCGGCCCAACGGAGACTGGACAGAGCCTCTGTTCGTAGTCGTAGACGATGTCGAGACGGGTATCAGAGCCGTCGACGAGCTACCTATGACACCTATCACTGTCGACATCGAAGTAGATGTCGACAAGGATGTGAGCTTCGAACATGCAACGCGTCACCATCTCCTTTGCATCGGAGTCGGTTATGCTCCCGGCAAAGTCGTCGTCTTCGGCGAGACGATATGTAACGATATTCGTTTCATGTCTCACCTGGGGAAATTTCTACGTAGTCACAACCGCATCATTGCACAGAATGGAAAGTTCGATCTTGGTGGGCTCTTCCATCGCCTGGGGGATATACGCCTCTGGTTCGACACGATGCTCGCTAGTTACTGCCTCGATGAGCGACGAGGAATTCATGGCCTCAAGTACCTTGCCGTCGAGCTGCTAGGAGCGCCTCGCTATGACGACGAAATCAAACGGTATCTCAAGCCAGGAGCCGGGTACGGAAGCATCCCTCGTGACGTGCTCTATCGTTACAATGCGTACGACTGTGCTGCTACGTACGCCCTCTGGCAGCTATTCACGACGCTCATGGAGCACGAGCCAGAACTTCGGGCCTTGCACGATTTCCTTGTACGTGCGTCGAACGAACTCAAGTTCGTCGAGCTCAACGGAATCGGAATAGACAAGGCCTACAACGATGAGCTAGCTGTGTACTACGCACAACGGCTCGCCGTCTACAGGCTTGACATGCAAACGACGTCAGGCAGGCCTGGATTCAATCCCAACTCACCGAAGCAGATCGTCGGAGTGTTGGAAGAGGTCTTTGGCATTAAGGTACCTCGCAAGCGGAACCAGAAGGGTGAGTGGTCAAAGACAACAGACGCTGATACCATTCAGTACCTGATGGACAAGCTAGGCGGCGAGGAAGGGGACTACTACGACTTCCTATGGTGTCTGCAGCAACACCGTAAGGATGCCAAGTCGTACGGCACATACGTCAAGGGCATTCGCCAACGAATGTACAAGGGCCGTGTCTTCCCCACGTACCTGCTCCATGGTACAACCACAGGGCGTACGAGTGCAAGGAACCCGAACATCCAAAACATTACGCGCGGATGGCGACTCCGGAAGCAGTTCGTGCCCTGTACTCCGGGCAATGTATTCGTCCAGGCTGACTACAGCCAGATCGAAGCTCGTATTCTAACCTGGCTCGCCAAGGAAGAGTACCTACGCGACATCTTCAACGATCCCGATCGAGACCTATTCGACGAGCTAACGGCGGTGCTATATGGAAAGAAGGACGCAGATCCCGCCAGAGCGAAGGAGCAGCGCATCCGAGTCAAGGCCTATTTCTATGGGCTGGGTTACGGCCGTGAGGCTAAGTCAATCGCAGATGAGTACGGCATGTCAGTTCCCGAGGCCCAGCGGGGCATGCGCGCTTTCTTCTCCGTCATTCCTAACATCGTTCAATTCCGAGAGGAGACCAGAAGGCAAGTCAGACACGGAGAAGACCTAACTACACCGTTCGGTAGGCATCGTAGGTTCTGGCTCATTACCAAAGAGAACCAGCACGAGATTATGAACGAGGCTCTAGCCTTCAAGCCGCAGTCGATCGCCTCCGACACATGCATCCAAGCGTTCACCTGGCTAAGGCCTAACCTCAAGGGCATCGGCTGGGTGCGCAACCTAGTACACGACTCTATCCTAGCAGAGACACATCCAGACAACGTTGGCAAGGTCTCTGACATGATGCGCTATCACATGGTCAAGTCAGGGCGCTTGGTCGTTGACAACTGGGTAAACATCGACGTAGACATCACCGTAGGACAGAATTGGGGTGAACTGTAATGGCTAAGCCACTACTATCAACCATGTTCGGCAAGCAGCTCATCGATGCGGGCATCATACCTGGCAAGCCTGAAGAGATCAGGCGTATAGTCATCGACATTGAAGCAGGTGAGCTTGTCACCATGTACGTCGAGTACGCGGCGGACGAGCGCTTGCTCGAAGTCATACCTGGACTGAAGGGAGTTGAGATCAAGCATGCCTAGAGGCGAGCCTGCACCTGTAGGTGCGACCTTCGTCAACCAGAACGGCTACCACCATACGAAGACGGAAGAGGGCTGGAAGGCTACTCACGTCCTCAACATGGAGGCAAAGCTGGGTAGGAAGCTTGAGTCGAACGAGTTCGTCAAGTTCATAGATGGCAACAGGTCGAACTTTGACATCTCAAACCTGGAGCTCAGGACTAGGGGCGACAAGAAGTCCCCTGCGGCTCGCATCGCCGCTATCGATGCCCAGATCGAGGAACTTCAAGCCGAGAAGGAGGCACTCCTAGCAAAGGTTGCTGAGGCAGTCATCTTAAGCGCTAGTGAGATCACGCGCGCTTAATTAGACTTTATAGACTGCAGTCTAACGCAGTCTAACAGCTGGAATCCGCGATCTGCGCACTAGGTGCTAGCTATCGGGGGTCAAGCTGTCTAATTAAGTCTAATCTCAGGAATGGACCTCCAGGAGACAACGTGAAGATTATAGCCATCGACCCAGGCGGAACTACAGGCTGGGCCAAGCTCGAAATCGATACCATTCTACATGGACACCTGCGGGAGCACTTTAGCTGGGGGCATATCCCAATCGAGGGAGTAGAAGAGCATCACAGCGCCCTGTGGAGATTTCTCGTCCATGAACATCCCAACGTTATCGTCTGTGAGCGATTCGACAACTCAGGTGACCAGTTCACGAAGATCGTCTCCAGAGAGTACATTGGCATCGTGAAGCTGTACTGCCAGCTCTTCGATATCCCTGTGGAGTGGCAAGGAGCAGATGTCGCTAAGAACTGGGCGCCTAACGACCGCCTCATGACTATGACTCTACTCATCACCCCTGCTAGCAAGTGGAAGCATGCCAACGATGCAATGCGTCACCTGGTCTATTGGATCTGCTTCAAGGCTGACGAGCGCTTGTCAACCCTTCGAATGCTCCTACTCGAGCTAACCAGGTCCTAAACATGAACTCGCGACTCACGTTTAGCTTCAAGTTTGACCTACAAAGCTCCTTGTAGGATACAGACTCCTAGCCTGGCTCCGAGGGACGTCACGGCAGCGACGGGAACCAGGCTAGGAGACTTAAGCGGCAGGAGGCACTTCGACCTTGGGCGGAGGAGGAACCTCGTTGAGATCGATCCTGATGGTGTGCTTGGTGAAGTACCCTGCCGTGAACGTGGCGAGCGCAGGAACGAGGACGTACACCCAGGACACGATCACGTCCGGGACGTCACCCTTGAACACATAGGTCTGCAGAACCCATAGTACCAGCCCAGTGGCTGCTGCCGTGTACGATGAGGCCGTAACCTTGCGCTCGACTGGACCACTCATTCGGTGTGCCAGGCGATAGTGCCCGTAGCGCCAGACAGAACGATCGCGTCGACGTCACCGTTGTTCACGATCGTATAGGAGTCACGAGGGTTGGCGGTCTGCTTGCCTGCGTCGAACGGGCTTGAGTCGGCGTGCGCGATCTGGAGGTTGACGTTGGCTGGCGAGGCAGCGAAGAAGACGACCCTCTTGACGGATCCCCTCGGGAAGGAGACGGGAATGGTCTGACCTGCGGTGATGGTGCCTTGTGGCATGTCTTCGCCTTTCACGTGCGGAGGTGGAGGTGGCGGGGTTACGTGGCCTGGCTGAACGGTCATGGCTGCGAGCTGGTCCATGGAGCCGTGGAAGATGGAGGTGTCGACGAAGCCACACCCTGCCCACCTTGTTCGGTTTGCACCGACCGCTCCGTCTGTCGACTGCCACAGGGTGTGCGGAAGCGAAGGCTCTGATGCCCTGTAAGCTGCGACCCACGTATGGCGGGCGGAATTGAAGATGGGGGTAAGGCCCTGCGACTGTGCGAAGGACTCTCCGCTATACAGCCACGACCTCATGTTCAGTGGGAGCTTGTCGAGCCCGAAGTGCGCATCGACGATACTGAGCCACGTGTTGGCGCGGCCTGATTGGTTGCCGCCGCCTTCCTCGAGGTCGAGTATCGGAATCGATCCGGGCACAAGAGCTGATGCGGGACCGACCAGGTTGCAGAAGGCCCTTGCTTGGGTAGCTGCATCCTGATCTTGTCGTAGGTAGTGGTACAGGCCCATGAAGCGGAAGTTAGCCGTCTTCATCTGGGTATAGTTCATCACGAACATCGAGTCGAGATGCGTGATTCCGTACACGACTCGGATGATGCCTGCGCCACCGTTCTGAGCGGCTATACCTGCCCAGTTAGGCGCGGTGGTTCCCCGTTGGAACTCACTCACGTCCGGTAGCAATACGGTCATTCTGTCCTCCCTCAGGACTAACACCCGAACTCACGTTCGAGCTTGGTAAGCTTGCCGTAGAACTCCTTTCCGCTCGCAGTAGTTGGATTAGCATCAGCGGTCAGCAAGGTAAGGACCTCACACCATTGGTGCTGGCTTCTGTTGATCTGGTAGATGTTTAGGACGTAGTTAGTACTTGTACCCGCAGCCAAGATCAGAAACGCAATTGCTACAAGGAGTGCCAGCTTCACTGTTGCCTCCAGCCCTCAAGGCGAGCGATTCTAGTCGAGTGTTCGTCGACCTTGCCATCGAGAGCATCGAGCTTCCTAGTCAACTCTTTGACGGCCTCTGTGTTGTCCTTAGTCGCACCTACCTGCTTCGCTATGGACCTGACTACAGCCCATACTGCAGCTCCGAATGCCGTAAGTCCCCCCAACGCACCTATTACGGCTAGTGTAGTGTTCAATTACCACCCCAGAGTGGCTGAGTCGAAACGATGAATGCCTGAACCTGCTGCACTACCGTACTAGCAGGAGTGACAGCTCCAATCGTGCTCATGATTGTAGTCGCATCGGCAGGCGCCAGGCCTAGTGCCCCAGTGAGAAATGTCTGGCCCCCCATCGAGTTGATGTAAGCGGCATCGTTCAATAGTGCCTGTAGTGCATCGCGGAGAGCAACGGCATGCTGTCCTAGCTGCTGCTGGTACGCGCCCGGATTGGGAGTGTTAACTGCCATGGCTCTCCTTTAGTAGTCGAGGGGGTACCTGATGACATCAAGAGCGAACGAGTAGGCTGCACCTGTTGGTCCTGCGCTCAAGATGATCTGCCCACTCGTGTTGAGGGTAATCTGGGCGTTGGCTGTTGTAGCTGGTGTACCAGCGCTGATTGGTACAGCCCACTTCTTCGTTGAGATTGGAAAGTAAGACGAAGTTGGCAAGGTGAAAACCGTACCACTGGTAGTCCCAGACGTAACGCTAACGATTCCGGCAAACGCTACGGTGTTGTCTGGGTACAGTTTGTACGCAGGCGCCGGAGAGCCGTGGGAGAAGTTCGCGTTGAAGGCTCCCATAGCATGCCAAGTCTCAGGCACTTGCGGAGAGCTACCTGGCTGGTATGCAATGCTAGCAACTTGCGAGGTGATACCTGTTACGTAGGTGATCGCACCATCACCACTGGGCGAACCGACAAGCGGATACGCGAAGTCAGCGAGCGCAGGAGCTGTAAGAGCGGCAGACAACAACGTCCAGGTGTTAGGCGTAACCGTGATCGTTGGATTGGTCGGACCCGCTGTAGTGGTGTGCGTGCTGTCTTGCCAGCCAAACCCAATTTGCACCGAAGAGGCTGACGTGTTGACGTAGGCCTGTACCAAGTACTGCTGACCGGATTGAACAGGGAACGATGAAGCGGACTGCGAAAGGCTGCCAGCACCTGACAAGTCATTTGTGTACAGCCCTGCGTAAGGATAGGGAGCTGGATCGGGTGGATCACTTACCACTGAGAACGAACCAGCAGTAGCTGCCCAGCCAGTCGGATCCATGCCCCAGAAGTACGGATTAGGATTCAACGACGCCTGCACAGCGTTCAGCGGCTTCCGCACCAGCGATGGCGAAGCTGCTACCTGCAAGGTCCTGATGTCGTTCTGCGCACCCTTTACAGACCTGACAATGTCGAACGGAATAGCTTGCTGGTACCTAGGCATCAGTCACCTCCTGTAGCTTCGTCGAAGACGAGGGAGATCTGCTCCGTGCCCTGCCCCTCGTCAGGAGGCTGAATCGTCCAGCCTATAGCTCGTACCTTGAACTGGTTGCCTTTAGGGAACCTTGCGTCGGTGACATTAGCGACTACGAAGTCGCCCATGCCATAACTCCCGAACATCGGGAAAGCTGCACCTAGGAGGTCGATGTGGTGTGTCACGATCGGTACAGGGAGAGAGCTCAAGTCCGAGATCGCATGATTCGTTATCGTCGTCTGGTCCGTCACACCACTGTAGCTGTTGACACCTTCCCAGATCGGGTACCCAGACGCCCGCGACACAGGGTCCCCTGCTGAGCCAACAATAGCCGCAGCGCCGTCTCCGTCCCCTACAGCCCACCATTGGTTGTTTCCTGCCGATGAGTTCTCCGTGTAGATGTAGTCGGCTACAGGCCCTGGATAGTCGACTGTCAAGTCTGTTTGGCCTACTGGGTTGCCAATAGGCGTTGCACACACCAGCTGCTTCTGAGGATACCCACTACCGTCTTCGAACCAGGCGATTGTGTAGTCAGGCCCTGTAGCCTGAGTGACAATAGACTGAATCAGGTCGTCGTACGATGTGCTCAAGTCATACCCGTTGATAGTCAGCTGTACGACGGGGTCTATCAGCGGAAGGTTGGCAGCGTCAATTGGAGCTACACCAATGTCGCCAGACGTAATGTTCTGCAGTTGGTTCCAAAGGTAGTTGATCGTAGCACACTGACCTAGCTTCAGGTTCACTGTTGTCTTGCCAAGAACCAGTCTTGGGAAACGCCTGGTTGCGTAGCACTCGAACGTTTGCCCCGTTATAGTCAGACTCTTCCCGTTCGACTGGTACTCACGACTCAGAATGATACCGCCCCAGACAATCTGGTTCTCCCTGTATACCCAGAACGCTGTCTTGCCAGGCGTAGTCCTTGCCAAGAGTTCGTCGTTAGGAATGCGCTTGTCATCCATACGCATTCCTGCGTTCATGTTGCCTGGCTTGTTCAGCTGGCAGTCCAGAGACACGTTGCCAACAGGTAGCTCGCCGAGGATGGCATTAGTCACCAGGTCGGTTGCGAGGTACGTGTAATGTGCTACCACTACAGGTCCAGAGGGCAGCGAACTTCGAACCAGACGAAGAGTGCCGAGGTAGAGATGGCCTGCAGCTGGATGTGACCGGTCGTCATCATCTTCCCCTTCGGCGACTGGTTCGTAGTAGG